TCAATATCTTTTTTAGCAAATAAACCCATACCTTCTATGGCACTTCTTCTAATATATAATTCTTCAGGTAATGGTTGATATGTCATATTAAGTTTTTTACCTTTCCAAAATAATAACCACTTGATAAATCTTTTAAATTATAGTGTGTAGCAGCATAATTAGCAAACCACTTATCTCTTTTATCTTCTACTTTAGTATCCTCAATGTCTTTTATATCACCACTATTCATATTATAAAAGAAACAGTTTTTAGATTTAATGTACAATGGTTTACCCTCACAGATGGCAGGAGTTGCCGAAGAAGATGACCAAGTACATACAGCATAAGCATTCTTAATCACAGGTATAATGTCTGGATAGTTATCATTTGCCTTTGATTGAATAGTTATGTCTTGTTTATCTTCTATGTATTTTGATAATACTTTAAAGTCTTGTTCTTGTGTGTCTGATAATACTCTATGAAATCTAACAATGATAGGTCTTTGTGAGTATTGTCTTATTTCTTCTATTGTTTCTATAGCATATTCAGTTGCGTTTTTCTTTTCTGCTGAATAACCTTCTGTTCCTCTATTACAAGTAATTAATATATACTCACCTTTACCATTATAAGGTTTTACATCAATGTTCTTTAATTGTTTTATTTCTTCCCAACGATTCATTGCACCTTCCATAAATTCATTTTCAAAATATTTGGCACCTTGATTAGCATATATGTTACCATAAGGTTGTCTTGTCCATCTTTTATTTTGTAAAGTCATTGTTCGTATTGTGTCTTTATGTAGTTCAAAACCATCATATGATATTAGTACATCTGAATCTAAATAAAATATTTTACCTTTAGGTTCGTATTTGTCTATTATCTGTCTTCTATGACTATTATCACTTTGTTTAATATCACCTCGTACTTGATATGCAAAACACCAAGCGTATTCAGCATTAGTTAATTGTCTATTAGTTACATAAGTTGATTGCCATTCTGTGTGATGTTGTAGACCTTCATAAAATGCTTTCGGCCATAATTCTTTATATGAACCTAAAGCACAGGTATTAGCATAGACGGCAATTGTCTTCATTATTTTGTTTCTTTAATATTATATAAATCACTACTTTTTCTTGTAGGTTTTTTAGTTGTAAAATCTAAAGTAAATCTACCTTCATAAGGTTTAAATAATTCTATCCACCATTCTTCAGGTTGTACTGTTGCGTGAGCATTCATACCATTAGGTAAAGTTTTACCTGCCTTATTAGTCGCTGCTGTAGCAAATACATACTTACCTGAATAGTCAAATATCTCTTTTATTATTCTAGGTAAATCTGCTTGTGGTATATGTTCTAACACATCTATACAAACTACTAAATCAAACTTACGACCTGCCTCTGGTTTCTTTTCAAATTTAGGTACTGCTGGATCATACTTGTAAACATTCCAACTATCAGGATGATTTTGTGCTTTTCCACAACCATAATCTAGTATAGTATCTACTTTATGTTCTTTTATTATTTCTTCTATTTGTGGCATATATTTTAGTATCATATGCCCTTTCCAATATTTTGGGTTTTGGTGCATTAACTTTGCTTGTTCTAAATATATTTCGTATAAATTATCCATATTCTCCTACATATCCGTTCTTGTTGTTTCTGTAAATGTGTCAAACCATTCTTCAGCGTAATCACAGTTCTTATATTTCTTAAAGTATGGTCCACCTTGTGTGTAGTGTACTAGTTTAGCATTAGGATTGTGTTCATACTCTCCTACTAACCAGTTCCATTCTTCGTCTATCTTACCTATCAGTTCTTCATTCTCTAACCATTTGTATTGATGAAGTTCTAATCCTGTTGCACTATTAACATAATCAGGCGTTAATGTTGTGCATTTTGCATTATTAAATAACATCATACTTGACCAATTCTTTTTAGCATATGGTGTTTGAGTTTGATTTAAAAACTTAACTGTACTTGTTGGTGTGTAATCGTGTTGTACGCATTGAACAGCATACTTTGTAGTTCTTTGTCTCCATAATGATGATATATCTGAACGAGATAACATATCACAATCCATAAAAATAGCGTGACCTGAATAGTTACAAAGATAAGGTACTAAAAATCTACTAAATGCAAATTCAGTTGATTGTATAGGTAATCTTTCTCTTACAAATATGTCTTTAATATTCTGTAATCTAATAGGTGTAATTGCTATAGGTTGTGTTGCGTGTTTAAGTAAACTATGTGATAAGGTACTAAATGCTACCTTTTCATTGTCATCATATCCTACAAAAACTCTAATCACTATTTACCTGCCATCTTGTTAGGTGGTTGATATTCCCAAACTGGTGGTCTATCACCACAAGCAACTTGTCCTGGTTTATCCGTATTGTAATTAGGTCTAGGTGCTTTGCCTTTTATACCTTTTTTAATTTCTTCTCTACTAAAATCAGGTTTACCACTTTTGTGCATTGAACCTACATTTATAGGATAACCTGCTGAAAGTTTTTCTACCTTACCACCTTTATCTAAAAATTTCTTCAACATTACATCTGATTCTTCTTTAGTCATTTTAGCCTTTGGGTGTGAATCATAATCGTACATAGTATTATATATCTGTTCTTACAATGTGTTTTCTTAATGCTCTTGTAAGTCTTTCTATGTTATCTATAATATCAATAATAGCCTTATCAGTAATATAGTGTTGTTTCTCTTTTAACTTATCATATTCTTTTAGTGATATTGAAACCATAGGACTCAAATCTCTAGTAGATTCATTCTCATAAGTTTTATCGTGTTCGTGTGTAGTTGTATTATCTACTTCTTGCTCTGTGCTATATGTAGCACCATTCTCGTCTGTGTATGTATCGCCTGTGTCCAAATACATTTTAGTCATAATAATCTCCGTTAACTTGTTTATCTCGTTCATCAATACCAGCATCTTTTTTTATTTTACCTTTTAAGTGTGCCGTGTATGGTGCGATTTTTGATTCTGGCCAAACGTGGCCGTCTTTTCTTCTACCTGTCAAGTCAATTTGTGGTTGACCATTCAAAGTTCTTTTTCTTACTTCATTCCAAACATATGAATCGTGCCATTGTTTTTCATTGAAAAGTAAATCTTGTTCGTATGAGTTTCTTAATTCTTTTACAAATCTTTGTGTATGTTTATTAGTTAGATTATAACCTACAAATCCACATTCAGGATAGTAAGGTGGGGCAGGTCTATCTAGGTAACAGATTGTATTGTCTTGTGGTAGTATATCTTTTAATATTATTTCTTCAGTAATTGTTTTCTTAAACATAACATCTGCGTCAACCCAAAATACATAATCATAATTACCCTCTAGCATTAAGTGTGTCTTTGCAAATACTTTATAACTAAATCTAATTGCGTCTTTAAGAAAGTCTAAACCATAAACTATTTCGCTATTATCTGTACCTTTGGTTGTACTGAATTGATTTCTTGTTTCGTTTCTTTTTATGAAGTCTTTTAAGGTAGGATTTGTGTCGTGTATATCTCTATGGAATATATTTCTATCAGGATTGATTTCAGGTATCCAACCCTCGTGGTAAACATAACAATCAAACGGCCAATTATATGTATTATAAAATCTATGAGCGTAATACTCGTATAGTTTTCTATTAAGACTTGTTACTATTGCTATTTTCATTTCCAACTTTTGCTATATAATAACTATCAACAATATCTGAAACAGGATTACCTGCCTTTGTAGTGTCAAATAGTTTTTTCAAATCAATTTGAGTTTCTTTTTTAAAAAATTCGTACATCATTTCTTTATCGGCATTCCCTTTGCCGGTTGCACCTTTTTTAACAACACTTGGTACAACGGTGCCGTAAGGTATGTTTTCTTCTCGTAATCTGTATTTAAGTATGCCACAGTTCTCGGCAATTTGAAATAGTGCTTGACCTTTTGATCCGTAAGAATAACCTTCAATATAAACTTCCGAAAAACTTTGTAGAGGTCTAATAATGTCCATTGCAAAATCAGCAATATTTGTAAATCTTTCAATTGGGTCTGTCCATTCTTTATGTTCATATCCTATAATATTATCACTTATCTTACCAATATACTTCTTCTTGTTTGTTAGATAGAAAAAATTTAACGATCCGTTATCTATTAAACAGATAGCAGGACTAGTTAAACTATAATCAATTCCAACTATCGTGTTCTGCTTCATCTGGAATATATGTTTCAGTTTCTTCGTCATTCTCTACTTCAAATCCACAAAACGGACAAGTAAAAGGTGTCATATCTGTTTTGTCTTCGTCCCAGGTAACACTATATTTTGTCTGACAGTTAGTACAGTTCTTTTCTGATTTAATCATAATAGTTTGTCTTTATAAAGTCGTGGTAACTCATTTGTTTTTCTGCTTCTCTATTCCACATTTCTTTATTATCATTTAGTTTATCTATATAGGGTTTTAATATTTCTAATATTTCTTCTTTTGTTTTATGAGTAGTATATACTGAATTAACTAAATCATCTGGTGCCCAATTACAACCAGCTGCTATAAAGTGTAATCCACTATTACCTTTTCGTTCAACAGGATCAACAGGAAACTCATAATACTTTGATCTTTGCAATGCTGCCTGTAAATATCCAAGAAACATTTTAGGTTTCATACTTCTTAAACTTTCTTCCCATACTTTATTGTTATTTGCTTTCCAATATGGTGTATCGTTTCTTGTTGACATTGCATAATGTAACCCAACAAATTCTTCAAATCCGTGATAGATTGCCTTACAAGCAAAGGTATGATTATCTCTATCCCATTGTGTAATTTCACCTCTTCTTATATTTCTTGCAAGTGATACTAAAAACTCGTGTACTGAAAACAAACCATTACTTTCTAATGGTTCAATAAACCCAGCAGACAAACCTATTGCAACGACATTCTTTTCAAATAGTCTTTCGTGTATTCCACATCTCATATCAATGTATCTGTATTCTAATGATTCTACATCACCACCCCAAGTTTTCTTTAAATGAGTTTTAAATTCTTTTAAAGCAGTTTCTTTATCAACAAATTTATCACAATGAACATAACCAGTTCCCATTCTACTCCATAGTGGTATATTCCAAGACCAACCGTTTTCTAATGCTGTGCAATTAGTAAAAGGTCTCATTTGTTTTTCTTTATCGGTATACGGCATTCTTGTTGCCCACGCCTTGTTATTAGGTAAGTTTTGAATAGGTTGAAAAGGTACTTTCAAAGCACCACCTAATAGCATTGATTTCCAACCTGTACAATCAATGTATAAATCTGCCTTATGTTTTTTGTTTAAAGATACAATACCATCTTCATCTTGTTCAATAGTTTCTATATCTTCTAGTATGTGTTTAACACCTTTAGGTTTACAATAATGATCTTTTAACCATAATCCAAATTTAGTAGCGTCAAAATGATATGCAGAGTCTTTATCAGTTTCAAAACCAAAAAATTCTTTTGCACCTTTATTTTGATTAACTAGTGCCATAACAGGAGCAAAACTATCTCCGTAATCTGAAACTGGTGTTTCTGGTGCATATGCTTTTTTCATCCACCAATCATTATAACCTGTTAAACCATCTTTAGTTACAACTTCACCAAAAGGATAATGAAAAGGTGCCTGATTAGGTCCACCCTCATCTACTCCGTTAAAGTTTGTAAAACCAATGCTATATTTAATAATGCCGTCTGTATGTTTTAAAAATTCTTTATCATCTATACCTAAAAACTTTGTCCATTGTTTAACTTTACCTATTGTACTTTCACCAACACCTACTGTTGCAAAGTTAGGTGATTCTAGTAAAGTTATATCTCTATCAGGAAATGCTCTAATTAAAGTTGCAGCCGTCATCCAACCTGCACTTCCGCCACCTACTATTAAAATCTTATCACTTTTCATTATTTACCTTATAGTTTAAATTTCTTAAATTGATCTTTGGTTACATCTTGTTTAATACCACCAATAACATAACTTTCAATTTCTGTTTCTTGTGGTGCATTTTGAGTACCTTTACTATTCAACCAATGATCTGTCCAAGGTAAAGGATTTGTTTTTGTTTCATAAGCAGGTTTTAATTGTATTGCTCTCATTCTTCTATTTGCTGTGTATTCTACAAATTTATGTAATAGTTTTTCTGATAGACCTATCATAGAACCTTTAGAGAACAAATAAGTTGCCCAATTCTTTTCTTGTTGTACTGCGTCATCATACATTTTGTAAACTACTGGTTCTGTTTCTTTAATAATCTTTAAGAAATCTTTATCGTTTTCATAATCTTTCCAGTTGTTAAGTATTCTTTGCGACATTGCCAAGTGTTGACTTTCATCTCTAGCAATAAAAGATATTATCTTTGCTGAACCTTCTAGTTTTTTTAGTTCACCAAATGCAAACGAACAAGCAAATGATACATAGAATCTTAAACCCTCTAGTATATTAACTGATACCATAGCAAGATATAATCTTTTCTTTAGTTCATACAGATCAACTTTCTTATCTATTGTCCACTTGTAACCCATTGCAATTAAATCATCATAGGTTTGAGTTACTGAAGCTGCTCTTTTCTCTATCTTTTCATCTTGTATAATTGTATCAAATACTTCATTAGGTTGTGAGTATAAGTTTTTAATTATGTATGTATAACTTCTACTATGAATTGTTTCCATAAAGTCCCAAGTAATAATAGCACTTTCTAATTCTGGTAAAGATACAAAAGGTAAAAATGCAAGACAAGGTCCTCTACC